TAGTTACCGGAGGCACTGTTGAACGCGATACGTTTGACGCTGCTATGACACCTGTTGGTGTCTTTCTTGGGTGTACATACACTGACCCAAACCTTGGATATAAGGTATGGCGTCAATCGTACCCAGCAAGTACTGTTGCAAGCGATATTGAAGCGCTTGTGGCAGACGGCACTGACCTACTGTTCAAAGCCGCTGTTGTATCATCTGGTACGACTATCGGTGATCTTGCGCAGACAGATATCGGTGCAAACGTCGCGGGTGTAGACAACACTGGTGATTCAACTTCGGGTAATTCTCGCGGGGCGATCTCACATACGTCTGCAACTACAAATACTTTGCCGTTCCGCATCGTCGGATTGGTTGAGGAAACCAAAAACAGCTCGGGTGGTTTTACTGAGGCTTACGTTAAGTGGAACGCAGGTCACCAGTACGACAACACGACTGGCGTATAAGGAGGAGTAGACAATGGCTATTTCACGCGCCCAGTTACTTAAAGAACTCCTTCCCGGCCTGAACGCTCTGTTCGGAATGGAGTACGCAAAATACGGTGAAGAACATGCTGAGATTTACGAAACTGAATCTTCAGAACGTTCATTCGAGGAAGAAACAAAATTGAGCGGTTTTTCCGCAGCGCCAGTTAAAGACGAAGGCTCTGCAATCGAATACGATAATGCTCAAGAAGCGTGGACTGCACGTTACACACACGAAACCATCGCGATGGGCTTCTCTATCACTGAAGAAGCTATCGAAGATAACTTGTATGACTCACTGTCTGCACGTTATACAAAAGCGTTGGCTCGTGCTATGGCGTACACCAAACAAGTTAAAGCTGCTGCGATTCTAAACAACGCATTCGCTGCGGGTACAACTTACGGTGACGGTAAAGCATTGTGTGCAACTGACCACCCACTTGTGTCTGGCGGAACGAACTCAAATACTCCAGCCGTCGCTGCTGACCTTAACGAGACTTCACTTGAAGCCTCTGTTATTCAAATTGGTCAGTGGACAGATGAGCGCGGGTTGTTGATTGCAGCCATGCCACGTAAGTTGGTTATCCCATCGAACCTACAGTTCGTTGCTACTCGCCTACTGGAAACAGAAGGTCGTGTTGGCACAGCGGATAACGACATCAACGCGCTTCGTAACAACGGGTCTGTCCCAGAGGGCTACGCGGTTAATCATTATCTAACAGATACTGACGCATGGTTCTTGATGACAGACGTTCCAAACGGCTTGAAGCACTTTGTCCGTACACCAATGTCTACGTCTATGGATGCTGACTTTGACACAGGCAACAGCCGCTACAAAGCACGTGAGCGTTATAGCTTCGGGGTTTCCGACCCATTAGGTATCTTCGGTTCACCCGGCGCATAAGCGTTTAGAGAATTTGGTAAAGAGGGGGCTGCTTCGGTGGCCCCTTTCTTTGTGTTGACATAATACGTCACACGGTGGTAGTTTGACGATTATCGGGAACATCCCGTGGATCTGACAGGCCCGACTGACGACATGCAGACAGATCCACTTAACTCGCATGTGAGGACATATTCATGGCGAATACCACCTTTTCAGGTCCAGTGACCTCTACCAACGGCTTTGTTGGTGATATTAAAGTTCCAACCTATACAGTAGCTAATGCTCCATCTGCTGCATCTGCGGGTGCAGGTACAGTTGTATATGTTTCAAACGGTGCGGCTGGTTCCGCTATCTTGGCTTTCTCTGACGGAACAAACTGGAAGCGTTCTGACACTGGCGCTACAATCTCTGCATCGTAAGGGGGGCAGGCTATGAGTAGATTCAAACCAGCCTCCAAAGAAGAGCTTGCAGCTCGTGGGTTAAATCCTGATGGTACACCCATAAAAAAGGTAGAACCTAAGAAAACGACAAAAAGTTCTTCCGCTAAGAAAGGAAGCTAGCGTATGTCTTCTGATGTATTAACCAAACGTGTAACAGGCGCAGGGTCGTTGGGTGTAGGTCCAGCACGTGTGCGTCAGGTGCAGGTTTTGACAAACAGCGGCGGTGCAGGGCGTCTTACAGTTACTAATGGTAGCGGGGGCACAACCGTGCTAGATTTAGACTTTCTAGCGTCAGACTCACACTCTGTAAACATTCCTGATGACGGTATTCGCTGTAGCTCAGATGTATACATCTCTGCTGCTACAAACATCACTGCCATTACGTTTTTCTACAGTTAGGAGCGTGGTATGCGGGCATATTATAAAAAAGGTGGTGGAGTAAAATCCGCAGCTTGGACCCGTAAAGAAGGTAAGAGTGAGTCCGGTGGGCTTAACGCAAAAGGCGTTGCTAGCTACCGGAAAGAAAATCCCGGCAGTAAGTTAAAGACCGCTGTTACTACTAAGCCCAGCAAACTTAAAAAAGGCTCAAAGGCGGCTAACCGTAGAAAGTCTTTTTGCGCCCGTATGAAGGGTATGAAGAAGCGCAATACAAGCGCTAAGACGGCTAACGACCCCGACAGTCGCATTAATAAGAGTTTGCGGAAGTGGAATTGTTAGATGGCTATTAGTCGTGCCCAAATGGGTACTCAGTTACGAGGAAATAGAACTATGAATAACATGCGGAAGTATAAATCTGGTGGCAAACTTAAAATGGTGGAAAAGGGCGGTAAGAAGGTTCCGTTTTACGCTGCTGACGGTGTGGGGGCCATGAAAAGAGGCGGTAAGGTTAAGAAGTACCAAGCTGGTAGTATGGTTAGCCCCGATGAAGCGGCTTTGATGCGGGGTAACGCTGCTATGGATCGGATTAGCGAAGAGGGCACTACAAACATGATGGAGGGTATGGGAGCTAAAGACCCTCGCAGCATGAAGCCTAAGAAGCGCCCTACAGACCCTCGCAGCATGAAGCCTAGAGCTAGACCTAAACCTATGACTAAAAAACAACAGCGTATAGCTGGCGCAAGAGGGAGCGCTTCGCAGTACGACACAGGTAATCGTGATACTCCCGCTTCCGAACCAGTTTTACGCCAAGGAGCTAAAGATACTGCTAAACGCCAGCTAGATAGCCTAATGGGCGGCGGTGCTAAGAAAGCATTGGGCATGAAATCTGGCGGTAAAGTTCGCGGCTGTGGAATGGCTCGCGGCGGCGCAGTGCGTTCATGCAAAATGGTAAAGATGAAAGGTTCGTAATGCGTAGGTATTACAAATCCGGTGGCTGTGGCTGTTCTTCCTGTAGCAAAGGCTACAAGAAGGGCGGCACTGTTAAGGATGCGTGCTATCGCAAAGTAAAGGCTTCGTACAAAGTTTTTCCAAGCGCATACGCAAGTGGCGCAATCGCGAAATGTAGAAAGAAGAAGGCGGGTAAGACGGCGTAATGGCGGTTCGAAAGACAGCAAAAGGTGCGGCACTGAAACGCTGGTTCAAAGAGGACTGGAAAGATGTTAAGACAGGTAAGCCGTGTGGTCGTAAAGAAGGTGAAAGCCGTGGTACTCCGTACTGTAGGCCATCTAAACGAGTTTCTAGCAAAACTCCAAAAACTAGCGGGGAAATGACGAAGGCTGAGAAAAGTAAACGTATCGCGCAAAAGAAGCGTTTAGGGCAACCAGCGGGTAAACCCAAGCGTGTAGCTCCGTTAAAGAGGCGTAAGAAATGACGACATCAGGCACCACAGCGTTCAATATGGACTTTACCGAGATCGCGGAAGAAGCGTGGGAACGTGCGGGCCGCGAGATGCGTTCTGGGTATGATTTACGTACGGCACGCCGCTCTATGAACCTAATGACGATTGAGTGGCAGAACCGTGGCATAAACTTGTGGACGATTGATGAAGGTACGGTAAGCCTAACCCAAGGCACTGCAACGTATGATTTACCCGCAGATACCATCGACCTTCTTGAGCAGGTGGTTCGTACAGGTGCTGGTACAACACAACAAGATCTTACAATAACACGTATCAGTGTAAGCACTTACGCTACTATACCCACTAAAACTGATACGGGCAGGCCGATTCAGGTGTTTATTGAGCGGTTACGCGATAACCCACGTATCACCGTATGGCCTGTTCCTAGCTCCGATGATTACACGTTTGTGTATTGGCGGCTACGTAGGATCGAGGACGCTGGCGCTGGGGCGCAAACAGCGGACATGAATTTTCGTTTTCTACCCTGCCTAGTAGCAGGGCTGGCGTACCACATCGCCATGAAAGTGCCTGAGTTAGCCCCTCGTATAGAGATGCTAAAGGCAGAATATGAGGCGCAGTTTGTTTTAGCGGCAGGAGAAGACCGGGAGAAAACCCCGTTTCGCTTCGTGCCTAGTGTTATGAGGCAATAATGAATAGGTTTGCATCAGCACGAAAAGCATTAGGACATTGCGATATTTGTGGGTT